TTGCCTCTGTAGGCGAATTTGGTATTAGTGTATCGGTTGTTGAGACTGGATTAGCAGGAACAGGTGCAATAGGTACGGAAGCGATTAACTTAGGAGGCTGGAGTCAAGATTCTTACGGTGGTGGCTCTTACGGTGATACATAAATGAACTATTCTACTTTGGTTTCTAATATACAGAATTTTTTAGAAGACGATTCCACTGAGCTTTCTAATTCTATTGACCAGATTATCTCTCAAGCCGAGGAGATGATTTTTCAAAGGTTGCCTTCTCTTCCTTGTTTTAGAGGCAGTGCTTCTGGAACTTTGGTAGTAGGCACTAGCGAATACACTATTCCAACGGCAAGGATGATTCGACAGCTATCTATTACAGATTCTAGTAGCAATGTCGTATATCTTAACCATCGCATTGATAGTTATGTTCGTGATTATCATCCAAATGCTTCTACAACTGGAACGCCTGAGATGTATTCGACAAATTCAAGCTCAACCTCTGGGACAGTGGTGATGTTAGCACCAACGCCAAGCGCAACCTTAGCGTATAAAGCAGATTATATTGCCCCAGAAACAGGTCTTTCGTCTTCAAACACGACAAGTTGGATTGGGAATAACGCAGAAAACGTATTGTTAAGTGCTTGTTTGTTGGAGGCTTCGGCTTTCTTAAAAGCACCAGAGACTGTAAACTTATATAAAGCTCAATTTGACGAAGCGATTCAGTTGTTTCAACAAGAAATGGCAAGAGATTACGCAGCAGAATACGACGGAGGAATTTAGATGGCAATTTCACAAGCAATGGCAACTTCTTTTAAAGCCGAGATTTTACAAGAAGGTCATCAACTTGACACAGACACAATAAAGATTGCCTTGTTTACAAGCTCGGCAAGTTTGGGCGCAGGAACTACTGCTTATAGCACTAGTAACGAAGTGGCAAACGGAAACGGGTATGCTACAGGAGGGGTGACTCTTGCTAATACTACAGTTGCAACTTCTGGTACTACAGCTTATTTTGACTCTGACAATCCTCAATGGACTTCGGCTACTTTTACTGCAAACGGAGCTTTAATTTATAACTCAAGCAATTCAAACAAAGCAATTGCTGTTCTGGCTTTTGGTGCTGATTACAGTGTTAGTGGCGGTACGTTTACAATTGAGTTTCCAGCAGCAGGAACTAGCGCAATTATAAGGATTGATTAGTCATGGCAAGTACCTATGTAAACGATCTTCGATTGGAAGAGATTGGAACGGGAGAGAAATCAGGTTCTTGGGGTACTGTTACTAACACTAACCTAGAACTAATAGCAGAAGCTTTTAGCTATGGCTCAGAGGCGATTGCAGACGCTTCAACACACACTATTACTGTTGCCGATGGGTCAACCGACGAAGCTCGCTCGCTTTATTTAAAATGCACTGGTGGCGGTCAAGCTTGTACAGTAACCCTTGCACCAAACACCTTGTCCAAAGTTTGGATAATAGAAAACGCAACCAGTTATACACTTACTTTTTCTCAAGGATCAAGCGGGGCTAATGTTGCAGTTTCCGCAGGTCAAGTAAAGATGATTGCTACTGATGGCGGTGGTGCTTCGGCAGGTATTGTTTATGACCTGTTAGCTGATTTAAGCGTATCAGGAGATTTGTTCGTTGCAAACACATTAAATGTTGCTGGTGACACAGCTTCTGGAGACACCGCATCGGTTGGTTATGCTTCTGCCGATGGCATTATTGTCACGGGTCAAGGTTCAACTTCCGACGTTACTTTAAAAAATGATGCTGATGGGTCGGTACTGACTATACCCACTGGCACGACTAACGTAGATATTGTTGGTGATGTTACCGCTTCTACTATTAACGCAGACGGAGACACAAGCGCAAGTGATAACGCAGCGATGGGTTATACCAGTGCCGAAGGGTTAATTCTTACGGGTCAGGGTAGCACGAACGATGTAACCATCAAGAATGACGCGGATGCTGACGTATTGGTTATACCCACTGGCACAACTAACGTAGACATTGTTGGTGTAGCGACAGCAACTACATTTGAGCCTGATGGCGATACAAGTTCGGGCGATAACGCAGCTATAGGATACACTTCCGCAGAAGGGTTAATACTTACAGGTCAAGGCAGTACCTCAGATGTCACGTTTAAAAACGATGCTGATGCTACTGTTTTTAGTATTCCAACAGGAACAGACGATATTTTGTTTCCAGATAATGCTAAAGCCATGTTTGGTGACGGTTCAGATTTAACGGCTCATTGGGATGGCACAGACGCGCACATTACGGTAGCTGGCACGTTGAATATTGACGGGTCAGGAGAGACAATGGCTACTTTTGTTGATGATGGCGCAGTTACGCTTTACCACAACGGTACAGCTAAACTTGCTACAAGCTCAACTGGAGTAGATGTTTCTGGTTCAAGCAACACTGCCCTTACTGTTACATCAACTGGCGGGATCGGTTCTATAGAAGTTGGCTCTGCTACTAGTAATCAAGCGTTTATAGATTTAAAAACGCCTAGCAGTGATGATTTTGATGTCAGACTTGCTTCTGATGCAGATGGAACAGGGGGAAGTTTAGTTTCGCAAGCTATGGTGATAAGTAGCCCATCAACAACAGGCGCAGGAATTTTTACAGCAACGGTTGAAAACCAAAAGTCAGATAACTCTACTGCCACAAACGGTTTAAAAGTTCGTTATAGTGCTTTAAGCCCCGGCGACAGTAATTTAATGTTTCAGTGTGTTGATTCAGCTGGGACAACTCGATTTAGCGTAGCAAATAATGGAACTTTGGGTGGCACTTCTGATAGAAAATTAAAAGAAAATATTGTTAATTCTTCAGACAAATTAACAGATTTGTGCAAAATTAAAATTAGAGATTTTAATTGGAAAGAGTCAAGAGAGAAAACAAAACAAATAGGTTGGATTGCTCAAGAAGTTCAAGAAGTTTTTCCAGAAATGATTTTTGAAGACTCAGGAAGTTTAGCCGTTAAGCATAGCGAGTTTGTTCCAATTTTAATTAAATCAGTCCAAGAACAACAAACTATAATTGAAGGACTGTTAAAAAGAATAGAGGCTTTGGAGTCCTAAGCTATGGCAAGTTCGTATACAACAAATTCAGGAATTGAGAAACCAGCACAGGGCGATCAAACTGGGGAATGGGGGACAACGATCAACACTAACATGGACATCATTGATCGCTCTATCAATGGTGTTTTAGCTTTATCGTTGTCAGGCACAACCACCACTTTAACCACTACAGACGGGACTTTGACTGACGGAATGTACAAGGTGCTTGTTCTTGGTGGCTCTCCTAGTGGCACAAATACTATTACGGTTGCACCAAACGACGCAGACAAGTTGTATTTTGTGGTTAATAGTAGCGGTCAAACGGCTACATTTACTCAAGGCTCTGGTGCTAACGTCAATGTTTTAAACGGAGATACCGCTGTTATTTATTGTGATGGTGCAGGCTCAGGTGCTGCTGTTGCTGACTTTACTAAAGATTTAGGTATGTCGTCTGTCAATATAGATGGCGGTACGATTGACGGTGTGATTATTGGTGGGGCTAGTGCAGCAGCAGGGACTTTTACTACCCTTGATACCAGTGGTGCTGTTAATTTAAATTTAACCACTGACTCATCAAGTTCAACGTCAGGAGCTTTAATTGTTGACGGTGGTGTTGGTATTGCTAAAAAGCTATATGTCGGCACTGACGCTGATATAGACGGGACGCTGGAAGCCGACGCTATGACGCTTAATGGGAGTGCCATTACGACAACGGCTACGCTATCTACAGGAATTAGTAATACCAACGTACCCGTATTTACAAGTGGCGTGGCAGACGATGACTTTTTACGAGTTGCTGGCACTTCTATAGAAGGCAGGTCAGCAAGTGAGGTTTTATCAGATATAGGCGGTCAAGCCTCTTTAACCTTTGGTATATCAAACACTAACGCAGTCAAAATAGATAGCGCAAGTGTAGCTGATGATGAGTACGCTCGTTTTACAGCAAACGGATTAGAAAGTAGAAGTACAGCAGAAGTCCTTTCAGATATAGGGGCATCTGCCGCCGCAGGTTCTAGCTCAATAGTGACCACTGGGGCTTTGGACGCGGGCAGCATCACAAGTGGATTCGGAGCGATTGACAATGGCAGTTCAACTATTACTACGACAGGTGCAGTTGCAACTGGAGCTTTAACGGCTGGCGGTATTTTAAAAACAGATGACACAACCGCTGCAACTTCAACCACCGATGGTTCATTGCAAACTGACGGTGGATTGTCTGTTGCTGGCGACGCAGTTATTGGTGATGACCTTTTACTATTAAGCGATGGCGCGATTATGAAGTTTGGCGCAGATAGTGAAATTGTAGTAACGCATGTTGCGGATACTGGGTTACGTTTTTCTGATAGTGACCAACTTCAATTTGGTGATGGTGGCGATTTAAAAATATACCACGACGCATCTAACTCTTATGTAGAAGATGCTGGTACAGGCGTATTAGTACTTAAAGCAAGTCAGTTAAATATTAATTCTGCTGGTGATGAATCTATGGCTGCATTTGTAGCAGACGGAGCGGCTACGCTTTACCACAACAACGTAGCTAAACTTGCTACAACTGCTACTGGTGTCACGGTTACAGGCGACATATCTACAGTTACAAGTATCAACACTGGTCAAATAGCCAATAGAAATGCCGTACAAAACGGAGCGATGATGGTAGACCAGAAAGGCGGTACGACAACACTATCAGGGTATTCAGCAGCAAAACCAGACAGGTTTACTGCTTTCGTATCTAATGCTGGCACACAAACTGTAGCTCAAGACAGCGAAGCTCCAGCAGGGTTTCATAAATCATTAAAAGCTACAAATACGGTTGTAGACAGTTCTATAGCATCTGGAGATAGGGCTGCAATTATTTACAGGCTTGAAGGTAATGATGCCGCAAGATTTGCTTTTGGAGGAAGTGACGCAAAAACTGTAACGCTTTCGTTTTATGTTAGAAGTAGCATTACTGGAACACATGGCGGTGCGTTAGGTAATGGTGCTGACAATAGGTCTTATCCGTTTACTTATGCTATTTCAAGCGCAGATACTTGGGAGCGTAAGTCCATAACAATTGCTGGAGACACGACAGGCACTTGGGCTACAAGTACAGCTAGAAGTATGCAAATTGTATGGGGTTTAGGTGTTGGAAGTACAAATTCAGGAACAGCAGGTGAGTGGGCAGCAGCAGATTATAATTCAGCTACAGGCGCGACAACTGCGTTTTTAACTACTTTAAATGCTACTTGGTATCTTACTGGCGTACAGCTTGAGGAAGGCTCTACAGCTACAGACTTTGAGCATAAATCATTTTCACAAGAATTTACGGCGTGTAGCAGGTATTTTCAAAAATCATATACAGATGTTTATACAGGTCTTACTGGGTTTGGCATTGCTGGTGCGGCTGGAGCGTGGCGTGAGCGAGTTAATTTTAATGGGTATATGAGAGCTGGACCTACAATGGCTTACACAAATTTAGGCACAGGCTGGAGTGCGGCTAATATAAATAGTTGTGAAAGCCATTTTACGGTTGAACTGTCAAAAAATACGGCAGATATAAGACCAAACTTTCAATATACAGCAAATGCGGAGTTATAAATGGTTATAACAACAGCAAAATATTTTAAAGCAAACGGTACAGATAACAGTCAAGTTAGAGTTACAACAGATCAGAGCGAAACACTTTGGATTCCAATGGATAATAATAACACTGATTACATAGCTGTATTAGCTTGGGTAGAGGCAGGAAACACTATAGCGGAGGCAGACTGATGACTGAAGAAGCAAACGTAATTAGTATTGATGGTAATGACTACAAAGAGTCTGATTTGTCAGATAAACAAAAAAAGTACATTTGGCATATTCGAGATTTGCAACAAAAAATTAACAAAAGAAAAGTTGAATTAGAGCCGTTAGAAGTTGCGTTACAGTCTTTTACTAACATGTTGTTAGCCGAGTTAAAAGACTCATACAAGTTTGAAAACGGCGAGAGCTTTGACAAAGAGTTAGGTTAATGGATGCAATTCAAGTTGCTTTTGTTGTTCTTTGCGCCCTTAGTGCATATGAAGCTTGGAGTCCTTAGATGGCAACCCCTTTTGTTTATAAATGCGAGCTAGACCGAGTTGTTGATGGTGACACGGTAGACGTAAATTTAGACCTAGGTTTTTCTATTATTCTAGCAAAACAACGAGTCCGTCTTGTGGGTATAGATACCCCTGAATCAAGGACTAGAGATCTAGCAGAAAAGAAACTGGGTTTGCAAGCTAAAGACTTACTTACAGAACTTTGTTGTGATGGCTTTGTATTAGAATCACAAGGAAAAGGAAAGTACGGACGTATTCTTGGTGTGCTTTGGGATCACGACGGAAACAACATTAATCAAAAATTAATTAAGGCAGGGTTAGCTGTAGAGTATTGGGGAGGAACAAAAACTAAGGTCTGGGGTGATTACTGATGGCTGAAAAGAAGAAGAAAAAAGCTAAATCTAAAGTTAACGAAGCAGGCAACTACACAAAGCCAACCATGCGTAAGCGACTGTTTAATAAAATTAAAGCAGGCACAAAAGGCGGTAAGGCAGGTCAATGGTCTGGAAGAAAAGCTCAGATGCTTGCTAAACAGTATAAGGCAGCGGGTGGGGGCTATCGGTCGTAATGGCACTTAAAAAGTCACAAAAGTCTTTAAAAAAATGGACTAAACAAAAGTGGCGTACTAAGTCGGGCAAGAAGTCTTCTGAAACAGGGGAACGGTATTTGCCAGAGAAAGCGATTAAAGCAATGAGCGCAAAAGAATATGCAGCCACAACTCGTAAAAAACGAGAAGATACGAAAAAAGGCAAACAACACAGCAAACAACCGAAGAAGACAGCGAAGAAAACTAGGCGGTACAGGAAGAAATAATGGGTTTTAAGCTTGCAATGATACTAGGCGCACTTTTACTGGCTTCGTTAGCTGGCTCTGCTTCGTACATTAAACACCTTAACAACCAGATGGCGGTGCTTAAAGGCAATCAAGTCATATTAGAAACCCAAATAGAAGAACAGAATGCTTCAATAGATGCGTATCTAAAGAAGCAAGAGCAGGTTAGCTTTCAGCTGAAAAGCATGGAGGCAGAGAAAAACGAAGCATTGCGAGAGTTCAACAGCCTTAGAGATAAGTTCTCTAAGCACGACATGAACAGCTTGGCACTAGCCAAACCTAAACTTATTGAAAAAAGAGTCAATAACGGTACGCGCAAGGTAAAAGAAGCGTTGGTAAAGATTACGGACCCTAACCAGTTTGAGCCACAAGAAGAGCCTGTTGAAACACCAGAGATAAAAATAGAGGTTCCAGATGCGAAAGCTGATATTCGCGGTTAGCTTACTGTTGGTTGGTGGGTGTTCGATGATGCCCAACACCAAACAAGTTGAGGTTAAAACTATAGCGGAGCGCCCACCGATGTATCATCCGCCATTGCCAATGGAAATGCAGTTGACAGATGTGCAGTTTGAAGTGTTGACTCCCGAAACTATGACAACTTATCTTGGCTTGATTGACGAAAACAAAGCGCCGCGCAAACCGTACTATGCGTTGACCACTAAACAATACGAAAACTTAGCCATGAATATGGCTGAAATTAAAAGATATACCAAAAACATACTAACTATTGTAAAGTTCTATAGAGACTATGATAAAGGGGAAGAATAATGTTTGAATGGGTAGCTGAAATTATTGGTGTTGTAACCGCAATTGTATGCGGAGCAAGCTTTATCGCTGCGGTAACGAATACTCCAAAGGATGATGAGTTGTTAGGTAAACTTTATAAGGCAATTGAATTACTTGCTTTAAATATAGGCAAGGCAAAAATGACGCCTCCTAACAAAGATTGATGAGTTTAATCCAAGTAGTATTTATTGCTTTGGTTATTGTTGCGGCTGTTATTACTTGTAAAGAAAAGAAGGATCTGTAAATGGCTGAAGAACCGGTATCTTTAATTGAAGAAACAATCCCTTCTCAAGGAAACCCTTTGTCTGGAATGATGGAGGAGCAAATTGATATAGAGATTGAAGAAGAACAGCCTCCTGAAATGGAAGAGTTAGATGACGGTTCAGTCGTTTTAAGTTACGAAGAACAAGCGTTTAAAGAAGCTATTTTTGCAGAACATGATGCGAACATAGCCGAATTAATTGACGAAAGAGAATTGATGGAAATCGCTAGTGATTTAAGCGCAAAGTATGAAGAAGACAAATCTGGAAGAAAGGATTGGGAAGAATCATACGTTAATGGTTTAGATCTGCTGGGGATTAAGTATGAAGACAGAGATCAACCTTTTAGAGGTTCTAGTGGTGTAACACACCCATTGATAGCGGAGTCAATCACACAGTTTCAAGCTCAGGCATACAAAGAGTTATTGCCTAGTGGAGGTCCGGTTAGAACACAGATTATTGGCGCCACGAATCCTCAAGTAGAGATGCAATCTCAACGAGTTAAGGATTTCATGAACTACCAGATTATGCATGTAATGGAAGAGTACGACCCAGAAATGGATCGTCTTTTGTTTTATCTCCCGATTGCTGGAAGTGCTTTTAAGAAAGTGTACTTTGATGACTTGTTAGACAGAGCAGTTTCTAAATTTGTCCCTGCGGATGATTTGATTGTTCCGTACAACGCATCAGACTTAGACTCGGCGTCTAGAATTACTCATGTAATTCGTATGAATGAAAATGATGTTCGTAAGGCGCAAGCAACTGGGTTTTACAGGGAAATAGAACTGAGCCCATACGAAGCTGACGATGAAATACTAGATAAAGAAAGAGAGCTGTCAGGGATCGATAAAACTTCCGACGATCAAGACTGTACTTTACTAGAAATACACACAGATTTAGATTTACCCGGCTTTGAGCACAGGCATCCATTAGACGATGAGCCGACAGGAATAAAACTGCCTTACATTGTTACGATAGATGAAGGAACATCTAAAGTTTTGTCAGTTAGAAGAAACTGGACGGAAGGTGACGAGTATCATCGTAAGCAGCATTACTTTTCGCACTACAAGTTTTTACCGGGTCTTGGCTTTTACGGTTTTGGTTTATTGCATATGATTGGCGGTTTAGGTCGCTCTGCAACATCA